CTTTGCTGAGTGCTTCACGTAAAATTTCTGAACCGCCAACTCTGACATTGATTATACCATTATAATACTCATCTGTCAATAGTACCTGTCTGTCAAACTGTTCTTTTGCTTCTAAGTAACTGGCCACTCCACGACTAGGACAAAAGTGTAGTATTTCGCGAGTAAAATTCTCTTCTCCAAACTCAGCAACATCTGCTTTTAGATGATCTGAACTACCCCAATACTCTCGCCAGTCACTTTCTTTAGTGCCTCGCCTTTTGTTCTTTTTGCCTTTTAGTGGTGGTTTAGTTGTTTTAAACTTTGCAAGTTTTTTGCCCACGTACTTTTTATCGTTAATTTTATTCGTGATCAAATACACGAATGCTTCGCAATCTTCTGGTAAATTGTCTATTATATTACCTTGATGTAGCCATGGACTCATAATTCCTATTTACGAGTCTGATTTGGTATATGTACTAAGAAACGAAGTCAGTGTCGGTGTTGTAACTGGTAAAGCCGCCTTCCTTGATAACTGTAAGTACACTGTTCACACGGCCAACAAGTTCTTCTTTGTGGGATACCAATAAGATATTTTTCTTGTGGTCTCTGTTCATCTTTTTGAGGATAGCAAGACTGTTTTCAACACCCATACTATCCATACCAGAGTCAATGAGTTCGTCGATGCACAACAAGTTCATTGGATGATTGAGACTTTCGTATATGTCACGGAATGCCCAACTCAAGCTCAGTATCAATCTGTTACGTTCACCTCTGCTCAAGTTGTCAAAGTCTAAGTCTCTGCCATACTCTGTGATTTCCACAGTCAAGTCACTAGCAAATTTAACTTCGTGTGGTAATCCAATTTTGTCTAAGTAATAACTTAATCTATGATTTAAGTATGCAATATTCTGATCAATAATACGCTTACGTATAAAACTGTCTTTGTTTGTTAATAACTTGTATAAAAATTCCTGATGCTCTCTGAGGTCATTTAAATCGTTAATGTAGTCCCAACTTATCTCTTCTAATCCTGTATCCTTGAGACCTTGTATTTGGTCTGTATACGGATTTTCTTCGTTCATTTTTTCAGCCATCTGCTCTGCAAGGCTTTCTAAGTTGTGTTTGTGTTCGTATGCCTCTTCCACAGTTTTATAAAAGGTGCTCACTGTATCAGGAACCTTGATAAACTCTAGTGCCTCACCTAGCTCTGAAATTTCAGCTGCCTTTTGATTATAGTAATCATCCTCTTCTTGTATCTTTACTTCTAAATCTTTTGTGTACTGCTCATGTGTGTCTAAATGTGCAGTAGGTTGCTCACATGCGGGACACACACCTTCTTTTGCACTTTGCAAATCACTTTGTAAACCCTCTAATCGCTCCTTACTGCGAGCAAAACTGGTTTTAGCAGTATTGTAGTCTTTCTCAATAGTGTTTAAAATGTCTTGTTGTTCTTTTGCTTCAGTATTTTGTTTATGCCCAGCAATCTCAGCATCAACATCTAGCTCTGCTAATGTTGTTATAGCCTGCTCCATGTTCTGTAATTTTTCATTATGTGAAACAGACCAAGCCTTGCTACGGCTTTCAATCTCTTTGATGTTTTTACCAATACGTTCATTACTTGCTTGTACAGCATTAATGCGTATTTCTTCTTCTTTGATACTATCTTTGGTATCTTTAAGTAACTCTTTGAGTATGTCTGCTTTAGAGCTCAAATCTGTAATACCCAACAATTGCTCAATCATAGCACGTTGATCGTTATTACGCATGCTCAAGAAAGGTTCGGTGTAAGTGTTCAGTGCAACAATGTGCTTAAACATCTCATGTGGGAAACCAATAATTCGTTCTATGGCTTTTTGTGTTTCTCTGCTGTCACCCTGTGCGTCGTCATCTTCACGCTCAACACCGTTGATTAACAGTTTAAGTACATTAGGCTTACGCCCACGTTCAATACGATATTCTACTCCAGCAATCTCAAACTCTACTGTGACCATCATGCCCTTACCATTTGTTTTGTTGATAAGGTTGTCACGTTTGATATTGGTTAGTGCTTCGCCATACAAACCGTAGCTCAATGCATTAATAATAGTGGTCTTACCAGTACCATTTCTGCTACCATCACCACCCATATCCAGGTTATGCCCTAGTACAAGTGTGAGCTGGTTATTGTCAAAATTAACCGCTTGTGTTTGTGCACCAATACTCATAAAGTTTCGTGCACTTACGTTTTTAATCTTTAACATAAATTAGATTTCTAATCCGTTATAAATCTCAATAAGTTTATTCTTGTCAACTGTATCACTTTCCAGTTGATCTAATTGTGCAACCACAATCTGGTCCACACTTTCAAAACTTATATCACCACCTTCGTATTCTTCCTGCTCTTCTTTTACTGGCAACAAATGCAGTTCACGCACTTGATATTGCTCAGCCATCTTCTCTCTAATAAAGTTCGCTTCTTCGTAACTTATAGGTATATCTAATTTTACACGAGCATGGGTATATCTGTCAAGTAGTTCATGGTGCTTGTCTAACATATCACTCAGAGAAATAACCATGTACTTGGGACAATCAGCCCAGTTTACATATTGAGGTTCTTTACCCCACTCTAAAAACATAGCACCGCGTTCATTGTCGCCAGCATCAGCGTAGTTGTGTGGGAAAGCATTACCAATATAATGTATGTTGTCTTTGTATTGACGTTTGTGAAAGTGGCCACTAAACACATACTCAGGACCGCTCAGCATATCAGATTTAATACCGCCATGATCCGGCATCTCTACCATAGCATTCATTTTGAAGTAAGGTAATTCAAAATGTCCAAACATATATTTGGCTTTGATCTTTTTGATCTTTTTGTGCTCATCACCTACTAGCCAAGGAATAATTGCAACATCATCTTGTACAAACCATTCGTCCACCATAACAAAGTTAGATAAGTCACGAGCATACTCAATGCTGTTTAGCTCACGTTTATCCCTGTAATACAAGTCATGGTTACCAGTAATAAAGTATACTTTCTCAAAAGCATCATTAAGCCGTTTAAAGTCTTTGATACTGGCATTCATTGTAGCAATGTTCACACTCGCTCTGTGATGACTCCAATCTCCCAAAAAGATACAGGTCTCACACTCACGAGTTTTTGCTTCTGCAATAAACCAGTCAATATAACGATGGCAATCGTCTAAATGTAGACGGCTATTCTGCTTTAGTCCATAATGTATGTCCGTAAAGCAAGCCGCTTTCTTGAACAGTTGGGGCATTAACTATCTCCGTATGACTCTACACTGTCGGAAATATCTGATTCTACATTTTCTCTAAGTCTACGCATCTCTTCTTCATGTGCAATCTGTCTGCCAAAACTGGGCAAATGTCCAGTATCAATCAGGATATCATCACGAATAGTTTGATTACGTTTTTCTAGATTAAGCACTCTGGTAAAACTATTTGTAATAGCTGCTGTGTAGTATGCAAACGGATTATCCGACTTTGCTTCATTAAATTTAAGTCCTACTTCACTTAATTGCAGTAGGGCTTGTCCACGCATCTCATCTACGTATGTATAACCACGCCAGTTACTTCTGTGACTATACCTTTCAACTAGTTTTAAAAACATTGTGCCTAACTTGTTTGTTAGTTTGCCGTGTGTGGTACTAAATTCTCCGTTCACCAAATCACCAATCCAGTGACTTCTGGCTACTTCTTTTAAGTTACCACTCTGGTAAGCATAATGTTTGAAAGGAGGGAAATTAACCTTGCTGTGTTCGTCTGCTACAGTCTTAGGATTCTTCTTCCTTTCTGGATCTTCTGGAATGTGCTCGTATGTCATAACACGAAAAACAACTTCATCATCTGCAATAGTGTCAATATCTATTGCAAAATCTTTCTGTTTGGGCTTGTTACGATAGTCTTTTTTATCGTGTGTGCTCATTGCTTCTGCATAGGCTTCACTCTGCCTACGACTAGACTGATTCTGTTTTGCTTCTTGTACTGTCTTTTTTGTTATTTGTTTTACATCGTCCAGAATAATATCATAATTGTAGTATCTTTCATCTTCCACGTAGCAATGTGTCATTTTACTTTTGTGGATTTCTTTTAGGATATCTTTATTATTCAGGTAATTTTGTTTCTTTACTGCTGCCATAATCCAATGTTTCTCCTATAGATTTATACTACTATTATACATATATCTATCTAAAAGTCAACGTATTTCGTCCAGAATCTGAGTTTTGTTAAAACTAGTTTTAATGATACTGATAAATATTGCTATAGGAGATATTTTATGGCAGACTTTTCCAGATCTAAAGTAGCCCTAGGCAGTGCAGGCGACAATTTTCTTGCTAAACAATTAAACAAGATTAGTGATCCTCTACTGCGTGATGCTTTAGGTGCACTAGGTAATGCGTTTTTCCCTGGCTTGGCTGGTGGCATACCAGATATGTCAGACAATACGTATGCTAAACTGATTGCAGAAAAATATGCACAATCAGAAGCAGAAGAAACGGCTATCAGAAACAGCAGAACAGCCGGCTCAGGTGTGTTGCAAGCATCTAAAGATTGGAGAGCAAGACTACGACCTAAGAGGGGCGGTGCCGATCAATTTTATGCGGCAGACGGCGCTGATTATTTGCTAAGACCTATTCAGGAAACAGGCGGACTTGTTTGGCAATACACTCCTACAATTTTTATGAGTGGTACAGCAAACTACAACTCGTTTGAACCACAAGGTTCTAATTATCCTATTAACACGTTTATTAATGGCAGAGCTCCAGACATTCCAGTAACCGCAGACTTCACAGCCAACGACACCTATGAAGCCAGATATTTGCTTGCAGTCATTGTTTTCCTACGAATATGTACCAAAGCATATTATGGTGATAGTGCAGTTGCTAGTGGACGTTACGGTACGCCTCCTCCAGTACTTTTATTCGAATACTTGGGCGACCACGGTTTTGATAAAGTACCAG